GATTGAGCCCGATTTCTTAAAAAATACTCTACCATCGTAGGTATTTACGGCAATTTCTCCTAAATTTAGAGATGATGTTCCTGGTACTTTTCCAGTTTGCGCAGAACGTCTTAATACAATTGTTTGGGCCATATCTATGGTATCTACTTAAAAATGTTATATAACAACAAAAATGTAGTATATACTACTTGAATAAATATTATTTATTTAAATAAAAAAACCCTTCGATTGAAGGGTTTTTATTTTTATAATTTATAATGGTTAGAAAGAACCACCATCTATCACATTACTCATAGTAAATGCGGTTCCGTTCCATTGTAAGAAATCACCATCCACTGTCGGTGCAATCACTAAATCCAAATTACCATTTGTTTCTCTAAATGCAATTCTCTTACTAGAACCACCCGTTGGTAAATTAAACGAACCGGTAAATGCGGAACTACTAAATGGTATATTTGCTGTCCAAGCATTTGCAGTGTTTGCGTATGTAAATGATGCAGCTGCACCGGAGATGAATATTCCTGAACCATTTGCTGCTGCAGCCGTTGTTGATCCGGATGCTAATACAATCAATTTATCTTCTACAACAAGTTCCGTAGTATTTAATGTGACTGTACTACCCTGAACTGTCAAATCTCCTAATACTATAAGATTTGCACCATTTACATCAATTGCCGTTTTTAAAGATGATGTATACGAATTTAGTGAGGCTACACTATTATCAACAGATGAAGATTTACTTTCTAAATTCGTAAGTCTTACCGCTGCGGATGCTGTAAATAACTCTAAATTGGTAGTTTCGGTTAATAAACTTGCGGTTATCGTATTTATTGCATTTATACTAGCCTGCTGCGATGCACTACTTGCGTTTAAATGGAATATACTCGTACTTACCGATGTAGTGTAACTATTTAAGTTCGATATACTAATATCAACTGATGCAGACTTCGTTTCTAAATTTGAAAGTCTTGTCGTTGCTGATGCTGTGAAAGTATTTAATGATGCGGATGCAACGTTTAGTGCATTTATACTTGTCTGTTGTGATGCAGTACTTGCATTCAAATGGAATATACTACTACTTACAGAAGTTGTGTAAGTGTTGATATTGAATATACTTGTACTTACTGATGCAGTAAAGCTATGTATATTAGTTATATTGATATCAACCGATGCAGATTTACTTTCTAAATTTGTAAGTCTTGTTGTAGCCGATGCTGTAAAGGTATTTAAAGAAGCACTACTATTGTTTAGTGCGTTGATGCTTGTCTGCTGTGATGCTGAACTTGCATTTAAGTGGAATATACTACTACTTACCGAAGTCGTATATGCGTTTATATTGAATATACTACTACTTGCGGATGCAGTATAACTATTTAAGTTTGATATACTCGTATCAACTGATGCAGACTTCGTTTCTAAATTTGTAAGTCTACTACTTGCAGATGCAGTAAATGAGTTTAGTGAAGCGGTACTATTATTTAATGCACTAATGGCGTTACTTATTGAACCACCACCTATTGATAACTCAACCGCATCTAATCTACTATCTACTGATTGTGAGAATGCCGTTACATTACCAATACCACTTATAGAACCACTAATTGTACCTGTTACATCTAATCCACCAGCGACGGTAATTTTTGAATTATTATCCGCCTGGCTCATTATTGAACCCGATACGTGATCTTCACCACTTGCCATCATTATTGAACCACTCACCAATGTTGCTTCATTTCCTAATGATCCAGTATTTTTAGGGCCCGATATTAGTATAGCGGAGTTATATCCTTCATTTGCTCCGGATGGATGTTCGTATAACCAATGATTATTAACCGAATCCCAATACAATGATCCAGTTGCTCCCGTTGATCCAGAATCTATCACACTTATTCCACCAAATCGTATCGCAGGTGTAAATGTGTTTAGTGTAATTTGATTATCTCCAATGTTAAGTACGCTTGCACTTATATTTGAAATGGATGATGAACCAATTACAATTAAATCTTGAGTAACATAAAGCGAACCACTAACAATCTGTGTTCCGTTGAATGTATTAGAACCTGTTGTTGCGTATGATCCCGTTCTACTTTCTAAAGATGTTAATCTATTATTTTGTGCTGTATTTGTAGTATTGTTAGAGCCTGTATATGTATTTAATGCATCAATACTTGTTTGTTGGGATGCAGAACTTGCGTTTAAGTTTGTTATACTTGTCGCAGTCGATGCAGTAAATGAGTTTATATTACTAATACTAATATCTACCGATGCGGATTTCGATTCAAGATTTGTTAATCTCGTAGATGCGGATGCTGTAAAAGTATTTAAAGAAGCGCTACTATTGTTTAATGCATTAATGCTAGTTTGTTGTGATGCGGAACTGGCATTCAAATGAAATATACTGCTACTTGCTGATGCGGTAAATGCATTTATATTAAATACGCTAACACTTACCGATGCAGTATAACTATTTAGATTAGATACACTAATATCTACTGATGCAGATTTGGTTTCTAAATTTGAAAGTCTTGTTGCTGCAGATGCTGTGAATAATTCTAAATTTGCGGTTTCAACTAATAAACTTGCCGTTACAACATTTATTGCATTTATACTAGTCTGTTGCGATGCTGAACTTGCATTTAAATTAGTTATAGAAATATCTACCGATGCGGATTTACTTTCTAAATTTGCTAATCTAATTGCAGCAGATGCGGTAAATGTATTTAATTGAGATACACTCCCTATCGTGGAAGCCTCTAATGAATCCAATCTACTATCAACCGATGTGGAGAATGGTTGTATGTTACCAATCAAATCTATAGCCTCATTTGCACCCGTTCCCAACAAATATAAAGTTGGTGTAACATTCGATGCACTAACGTAATATGGAACTCCATTTACTAAACCATTATATGCAGCATTTGAAAACGTATTAGGAACAGTCGTTCCTCTCATAAAACGATTAATAGCCTGTACCTGTCCGTTTTCTACTGCAGCAAATACAATGGATGATCCGTTTGTAGGTGATATATTCGATGATCCCGATGCTATTACTATCTCACCTTTTGATAGGGATGCTGTTACGTTGGTTAGTGATTCTAAACTACCACGCCTATGTTTAATTATTTGAGCCATATTTAGTTATTCTCCGTTAAAAAATGTATTGATAAGGTTATTCAGTATATAAATATCATTTTTTTTTCATTACCACTCACCCTGATCAATAATATTTGCTTCGGAACTTCCACTAATTGCAGGGTCTACTGGAAGTGGTTGGCCTGTTAAGTAAATTTGTGCAGGAACGGTTGTATCTTCATCACCATCTATGCTTCCTGATAAGTCCGTTGCATCCACTACACCTATTGCTCCACTAACTATGAGTGAGTAATGATCTGCATCTGTGGTGGATATAGTTATGTTTCTCAATGTAGTTCCATCTAATTGTGTAGATGATGATATTATTCCTTCAGGTATACCAGTAATAGTTGACCAATCACCACCACCACCAACGGTTCCACTCAATGCATATCGTAAATCAAGTGCGGATGTTAATTGTGCGGATGCCGAGAATAATCCAATATCATTTATTACATTGGTTACGGATTGTGTAAATGTTTCAGCAAATTGAACCGCCTGTATTATAAAGGAACTACTTTCTATTTGCTTTAGTTGTATTAGTGTTGCCATGATATCTTATATGTTTATAAACTTACCTATAACATAAATATTACTAACATCAACATCTCCACTAAAATCTATGTATAAATCGTTTAAACTTACAACAACACTACTGCCACTTTCAGATACGCTATAATCTCCTGGTAAATGAAGTCCTCCTACCAATACCTCAAAATTATCCGGCGAAACTCCTTCTGTTCCATAATCTAACTTCACATTGTTTATAATTAATTTACCAAATCCATCAGCGGAATATGAATCAATTGCTTTTTTTGCAGTTCTTGCACTAAATTGTAAAATTTCATTATGAAATTCATAAATAGTATTTGTATTATTTATTATCTTTGTTGGGTTTGGATTTGATTTTACATTTGATTCGTATGATGGGGTTGATGGTATATCGATGTTCAATAAACTACCTGTTAAATACAAATCATCATTTAAATTTTTTGGATTTATTTTTGGTAAAGCTCTGTTAAGCTTTTTTGCAGCTGAATTAAATTTGTTAAGCATATTTTTGTATATCTCCTTTTAAATAAATCTCATCAGATTCGTCTAACTCATATTGGAAATTGGCTTTTATAAATTTTACTAATATTCCACTCTTTCCTTCTTCAACCAAAAAATCTCTATTAGAAACATTTTGTGTGTTTATGTGAATAGAAATCCGATCTTGCGTTTTTCTATATTCGACTTCTCGCAATATTTCGTTGAATCTATAATTTTTTGCTTCAAATATCCAATAGTTTGGGTCTTGTAGATTAAATGGAGTCAATACAACACCAACAACCTTTCTAGATATTTTTTGAGTTATATCAAGTAAAGTTCTTTTCATTATATTTCTATGAATTTTCCTGTTATAGTTATTTCATCTTCAGAATCAACATCAAATCCAATAATCAATGGTAAAAAATTAATAGTGAAATTTCCAGTTGCTATCACATAGGAAACACCAAAATGTGTACCATAGTAATATCTAACACCATTTATATAAACTTTTATATCATATGGTTCACCACTTATTGTTATTGTTCCTGATACCGCAGATGTCAGTAATGGTGGTGTTTTTATAGGTTTTATTCCCGTAAAAGTTATGGTATTGTTTGTAATCGGCGTTTGTACTTTACTATTATTTAAAGATAAAAAATCTACCAAATCTTTATTATCATAATATGGAGATGGTGTTGTTAACAATCCTTCCATTCTTCCGTTTGCAGTCATATCAGTTTCAGTTGATACTATAAATCTTTTTACAGCTACTGATTTTTTTGTAGTATTTTCTCCATCAAATTTTTCAGGCAATAAATACGCCTTTACATTTAAAGAAAATTCAACTCTGTTAATTCTTTCCGTTCCTTCCCCAACTTCATTTACAACGTTAAAATCACCAACCGATGTATTAAATTTAAATTTATCTTTATCTCCCCAATAAGATCCTGCAAATTGTAATTGTTCAATAACAGTATTTAAATGTTCGGTATAATTTGTCCAAACCATACAATCATAGTTTATCTCAACATAATCTGGCATTGTAACATTGAACAATTCATATTTTGGTTTTGTACCTAATCCAAACAAACTAAATCTATCATATCTATTTTCTTTTGAGTATTTTCTAATGGTTGGATATGAAACGTGTCTATTTAACATTGCCATTGATTCGTTTTTTGCAATGTTTGTTCTTCTAATCATCATCAATGGTAACTGAATTTTTCCTTTTGCATCTCTATATACTCCCTGTCTCCTTGCACCATTCCATCTTTCAGAATTACCATATATAACAGGTATCTTTAACATTTTACCATTCTCATCTAAATTTGGTAAAAGTGTATCTTCCAAATAAGTCATCATTGCGTAATCTATATCAAATAGAGTTACACTTTGTTTTAAATCTTGTTTGCTTGTCTTTGCTTGATTTATTCTCTCATTATTTCTTAATGGATTTGTAGACATATATTTTAATTAATTCGTTCTTCAATATTGAGTGTTGCTTTATTTACCATAAATGTAGAACATACAATACTCCAATTTCTTTGACTAGCTTCACCTGGTAGGCCTCCGACAAATTGTACTTCATTTGTATTATCAATCTCATAATAAGAATTATCAAAATAAATAATATCCCCTATTTCAGGATATGCATTTCTTTCTTCACATAACAATCTATCAAATTTAAATGTAATATTTTGTTGTTCATCCGGACCAAATCCTTCATAAGTTGCAGTATCAGGTTCTTTATCAATTAAAACATATAATTCAACTCCAGGATGCCACGTTTTATTTGTAGATTCGCCATATATGTTTACTTTTGTTTCACTTAAATTTACTTTAAATAAAACGCAAGTATTTTCTATTACAGTATCTACCAATTCTCTTGCAAAACTTCTAAAAAGTTGCAAGTCTCTATCTAACATAAATTTTGGCATATTATCCTACATATATTTTTAATGGTACTTTTTGTAACATTTGCTGTTGGTGATCCGCCTCATGTGCTTTATTTTCCATCACTTTAATTCTACTCAATTCTTCCAAATTTTCTCTTAACTGCGTTATCAATGCATCCTTTTCAACTTGTGCTTCAGAACGTAACGCTGCACCATCTAAACTAACCTCACCATCTGGAATTGGTATTGAGTTGTATTTTTCTCTGATTGCGCCTAATAATTCCTTTGTAAGTGCTAATGTATATTTTCTTATCCATTGCTTTCCGACATCATTTATATTTGAATATTGAATAAAATCATATGGTATATCGGAGTAATCTGAAAGGGATTCCGGCTGAATTATCTGTGAATCATGTTCAAATTCATCTCTACTAATATAATCAAAATATATTTTTTTAGGCGATTTTGAACTTGGTACTGGAAATATTTCTAATTTATTATCTACTATATTGAAACTAAATGCTGATTTTCTTATTTGGTCATTGAATTCAATATGCTGCATTCTTAATACGTCCTCATAAATTGGCATCATCAAAAACTGTGCAGCAGGTGAGTAGTTACCAAATCCCAATTCAGACATTAAATTTAGTGTTCCCTGTGCACCGACTGAATATGGATCAAAAAATCTTGTTATCGCAGGAACTGCTTCATAAAAAACTTTTACAACATCAATTGTTGCACTTCCTGTATATGTGGTTACAAACGATTGTGATGTTTCTACATCAACTGCATTTGTCATTAAATCGTATTTTTGTACGGATTCTGTCACATTGATATACCCTCTTTTTATAGTGGTATTTCCACCTACACCGGCCAAAGTTCCATATTGTTGAGACATACGAATCGTTGTCGGTAGATAGGAACCATCTACAAGTGTTTGTGAAAAACTTGCAACTTTACCTTTTGGTTGTCCCTTTAAAATATCAAGGTTATTGCGGAGATTGAATTGATTAACCTGTGCAGAGTATTCTGATACCGCTTCTTCAAAGCATGCCCAAATTTGAGGATTATCCAATTCAATATTAACGATTGGGTATCCCAGTCTTTTTGCAACCCAAACAGCTGTTTTAGGTGCATCGGTTTTGAAATCAGCATCATTATCATATATTCCAAATGGAGTTGCTTCTGCAGATGCCGATGCTAATAAAAACGCATTTAATGTTGAGCCTGACCAATATGTGTTTACAGACATTATTTATAAGTTTATAGAGTTATACTACTATAAATATAAGAATAAAAAATAGGGGTAAAATTTTTTAATTAGACTAATCTAATTTTAATAGTTCCATCTGTGTGGTACAATCCACCAGCTGGTACACCACCTGCTTGTGCAGCTGCATCGTTGGGGAAATTGAGAGATTGTGAAACAGATGCTAATATCATTGTAGATTGTGCTAATCTTACATTATCATTATTTGCCCAAAGTGAACTACTATAATATAGTAAACTACCACCATTATTTGTTGCAGCATCTTTTAATGAACCCGTTTCTATTTTTAAATCGTGTAATTCATTTAATTCATATCCGTTCATTATATTTACATATATCATACCAGATACAGCAGATGTAATTACTTTACCCAATCTAACTTCGTGTTGAGGTGCATCAGGTACAAATTTTGTAAAATTACCCGATGATGATAGGTATAATGCATCTCCGGGACTATATTCTGTAGTATTTATTCCACGTAGTATTCCATTTGTTACAACGTACCCGGTCTGATTTCCACCTATGTCTTGAGCTACCAATCCCAATGTGGATGCACTCCTTCTATCATCTTCCCAACTTGCGGTATAAAAATTAGGTCGGTTTCCACTTTCACCACTCATATACACAACACTTCCCTTTGTTAAAGTAGTACCATTTGGGTTTCTACCACGAACAACATTCATATGCCCCACTTCAATCATAAAGTTATTGGTATCCGAATCTACTTGTAAAGTTTTTGTATCAGAATTCCAATGTATTCTACCTTCCGAATGTGCAGGGTCAGGTGTAGGGTTTACTACAAAATCAATATAATTGACAGTAGATATACTGCCGGTCATTAGAATTGAACCTGTAGTAA